ATCAAAACATTACCCTACATAAAGCAACAATAATACAGAAACACCCCCCGTCAATGTTTTGGTACCATGCACCTCCTAAAAAATAGTGCTATACTGAAACTCACTTTCCATCTGCACAAACCCAAATGGACGAATTCGATATATTTATACCGGTGCTAGACACCGTAGAACGAAAGGCCATGCTGCTTCACGCGCGTGAGGTATTTGACTCGTCTATAGAATTCTTAAAAACGATGGATATTCCCATGCCGGAAATCACGGATGAGGATAGAAAAGAAGCCCTACACATATTCCACGGCTCTCCTTTAGCACCAGCTAAACCCACTACGCTGGGTGCTGCCCGAATGCTAGATAGCCTATTAGCTAAGTACGACTATCAGTTGGTTGACCCATCAACCAAGATGCGTAACTACGTCATGTTTAAATTCTTCGAGTTGGCTGAAAACCCTGACGAGAAAGTCAGTATGCGAGCCTTAGAGAACCTAGCGCGTACCTCCGATATTGGGTTGTTCGCTGAAAAAATCGAAGTAAATATCAACCAAAAATCAACGGCAGAGCTAGAGAGTGACCTCACGCGACTGGTGACAAATCTATTAGCTAAGAAAAAGAATTCCCGTGAAACACTTGATGCCGAATTTAGGGAACTTGACTGATGCAAGGGTTAACAGAAGACATCCTTAAACAAGCAATAGAGGTTGCATCACCCTCTGAGAAGCTAATTTTGCTTGAGCATTTAGAAGAGCTAGAACGTCGAAAAAACAGAGACGCAGCCCAACTACACTTTATGCCGTTTGTGCGCCACATATGGCCGGACTTTATTAATGGTGCTCACCATCAACGGATGGCGAAACTGTTTGAAGACGTTGCTAATGGCAAGAAAAAACGGGTCATTATCAATATGGCTCCCCGTCATGCTGTAATAACTAGCACGAAGATACCTACAACAACTGGATTTAAACTTTTAGTCGATTTGCAAGTCGGAGACTATGTATTTGGTCCTGATGGATTATCTACACAGGTAATTGGAAAATCAGATGTGTTTAAAGATAGAGCGCTATACCGAGTAACTACTGACGATGGTTTTTCATTAGACGTAGATGGAGAGCATTTGTGGACGGTTCGTTTAACTAGAAAACACAATGTTTATCACGACTATACAACTGAGCAGCTTTGGCAAAGACAGAATGGTGCTCACCTTCGCACTAAACGGGGTGGAGGGGTTGAGATATTAGCTAATAAGTTCGTTAGTAACCCACGACTACCAAGGCTACCAGACTGTGCTCCTGTTGAGTATGCAGAAAAAGAATTATTGATTGACCCCTATGTTTTAGGGTTATGGTTAGGTGATGGGTCTAAGAATAGTGCAATCATAACTTCCCATGATAATGACCAAGCATTAATACGTCCTGAGATTGAACGCAGAGGGTATGAAACTACCAATCAGGCTACTAAATTTTCCTTTGGTATACTTAAGCTTAAAACTCAGTTAAATGAGTTAAATCTAATAGGCAATAAACATATACCAGATATTTATTTAGAAGGGTCTGTAGCGCAAAGACGGGATTTATTAAAAGGCTTGATGGATTCTGATGGGAATGTATCTAAAAAAGGTCAATGTTTTTTCTCTCAGAAGAGCCTAGCATTTATTGCGCAAGTGCGAGTATTGTTAGCTAGTTTAGGTATTAAAAACTCAATTCAGGTTTCAGAAGCTAAGATTGGGGATAAATCTTATGGGGACACCTACCGTATTTCTTTTTATGCTAACGATGTCGCATTTCTACCACGCAAAGAAAGCAGAACGCTGAAAAATGAAAGAACGTTTGGGCGATACATAAAAATTGAGAAACTCGAAACGGTTGGTGATACACAATGTATTAAAGTCGCTAGAGAAGACGGCTTATTTCTAGCTGGGGAAGGGTATATTTGTACCCACAACACAAAATCGGAATTTGCGTCCTACCTACTACCTGCGTGGTTTCTAGGTAAATTTCCTAAGAAAAAGATCATGCAAATATCTAATACTGCCGAGTTAGCCGAAGGCTTTGGTCGTAAGGTGCGTAACTTAGTAGATAGCGATGAGTATAAGGAAATATTCCCTGATGTTGGGTTGAGAGCAGACTCGAAAGCTGCAGGTCGATGGAATACAAATCAAGGCGGTGAATACTATGCTGGCGGAACCGGGGCAGCACTGGCAGGGCGAGGTGCGGATATTGCCATTATCGATGACCCACATACGGAATCCGAGGCACTAGCAGCACAGTTTAACCCTGCTATCTACAATAAAACTTATGAGTGGTACACATCAGGTCCTCGTCAGCGTTTGCAACCGGGCGGGTCTATAATCATAGTTATGACTCGCTGGCATATGCGAGACTTAACAGGGCAAATTATAGATTCATCATCAGAGCGTACCGGTGCCGACCAGTGGGAAGTCATTGAGTTCCCTGCGATACTGCCAAGTGGCAAACCCCTATGGCCTGAATTCTGGTCCCTGCAAGAACTAGAAGCTGTTCGCGCAGAGCTACCAAACAGTAAATGGCAAGCGCAGTATCAACAACAGCCTACCAGTGAGCAGTCAGCGATTATTAAGCGTGAATGGTGGCAGATGTGGGAAGCAGATAGACCGCCACCGGTGGACTACATTATTATGGCGATGGATACAGCGTTTGAAGCTAAGAACAGTGCTGACTATAGCGCAGCTGTTGTGTTTGGCGTGTGGTATAACCCTGAAGATAATGACCAACCCAATTTGATTTTGCTTGATATGTGGCGAGACAAGCTGGAGTTTCCTGATTTAAAGGCTAAGACCCTTGAGCTATACAAAGAATGGGAACCTGATGCACTTATTATCGAGAAAAAGGCTTCAGGAGCGCCGCTTATAGCTGAAATACGCAAGATGGGTGTACCTGTGCAAGACTACACACCCGTGCGAGGCACGGCGAATAACCCCAATAGCAAACCGATACGGCTCCATGCAGTGTCTGATGTATTTGCCTCAGGCAAAGTCTGGGCACCGGCTAATACGCGCTGGGCAGAAGTGTTGATTGATGAAGTGGCTGCGTTCCCTGCAGGTAAGAATGACGATTTGGTTGACTGTGTAAGTATGGCAGTTAACCGATACAGACAAGGCGGGTTCATAGGTACAAATCTTGACGAGCCTGAAGAGCAACAATACTTTAAGCGTAAAGTAGCTTATTATTAGACGAAGCTTCTTACCCTATAGGAATACAAAACATGGCAATTGATAAATCGTTATACCAAGCCCCACAGGGCATTGGCTCATTACCCGAAACACCGGACTTAGAGATCGAAATTGAGAACCCTGATGATGTCACGTTGACAATCGGTGGTATAGAGATCGACTTGATGCCTGATAGAGACACGTCTGAAGATTTCAACGCTAACTTAGCGGAAGAAATGGACGAGAAAGACCTGCTAACACTAGCTGGCGACTTACTGTCTGACTTTGATAATGATATTGCCTCAAGACGTGATTGGTTGCAAACATATGTCGACGGTATTGAGCTGTTAGGTATGAAGATTGAGGAGCGGTCAGAGCCTTGGGAAGGTGCTTGTGGTGTGTATCACCCCCTATTAAGTGAAGCATTGGTGAAATTCCAAGCTGAAACCATGATGAGTACGTTCCCAGCAGCAGGTCCAGTTAAAACTCAGATCATTGGTAAGGAAACACAAGAGAAAAAAGACGCAGCGACACGCGTCCAAGAGGACATGAACTATCAGTTGACTGATGAGATGACCGAATTTAGGCCAGAACACGAGCGTATGCTGTGGGGCTTAGGTATGTCGGGTAATGCGTTCAAGAAAGTGTACTTCGATCCGCATTTAGACCGTCAAGTTTCCGTATTTGTACCTGCTGAAGACCTTGTTGTGCCTTATGGTGCGATGAATTTAGAGCAAGCAGAGCGTGTAACTCACGTAATGCGCAAGACAGAGAACGATTTGCGTCGTTTGCAGGTAGCTGGCTTCTATAGAGATGTTGATTTGGGTGAACCAGACAACGTTTTGGACGAAGTTGAGAAGAAAATCGCTGAAAAGATGGGTTTTAGAGCGACATCTGACGACCGATATAAGGTGTTGGAGATGCACGTTGACCTCGATTTGCCGGGTTTTGAGCATGAAGAAGACGGAGAATTAACCGGTATTGCCCTGCCATACGTGGTTACTGTTGAGAAAGGTAGCAATACAATCTTATCTATCCGTAGAAACTGGGAGGAAGGTGATGAATCGTACCAAAAGCGTCAGCATTTCGTGCATTACGGCTATGTGCCGGGTTTTGGTTTTTATTGTTTCGGGCTTATTCATCTTGTTGGCGCTTTTGCTAAATCTGGCACTTCTCTTATTAGACAGCTTGTGGACGCAGGTACATTGTCTAACCTCCCGGGCGGCTTCAAAGCTAGAGGAATGCGGATTAAAGGTGATGACACCCCGATAGCCCCGGGTGAATGGCGTGATGTAGACGTACCACAAGGCACTATGCGGGATAATATGGTTCCGTTGCCATATAAAGAGCCTAGCCAGACATTAATGGCGTTGCTTAACCAGATTGTTGACGAAGGTAGACGATTTGCTAACGCAGCTGACTTACAGATTTCTGATATGTCAGGTCAAGCACCTGTAGGCACCACGCTGGCTATTTTAGAACGTACTCTGAAATCTATGAGTGCAATTCAAGCGCGTGTTCACTACAGCTTTAAGCAAGAGTTGGTATTGTTAAAAGGTATCATCGCTGCCTACGCACCGGAAGACTATAACTACGAGCCAGATACCGGCAGTAGAAAGGCTAAACGCTCTGACTATTCGATGGTTGACGTTATTCCTGTGTCTGATCCAAACGCCTCTACAATGGCGCAGAAGATCGTTCAATACCAAGCGGTACTACAGCTGGCTCAGCAGTCGCCTCAGCTATACAACATGCCGTTGTTACACCGTCAGATGCTGGACGTGTTGGGTGTTAAAGATGCTCCGAAGTTAGTACCGATGGCTGAGGATATGAAACCGTTAGACCCGATCACAGAAAACCAAAATGTGTTGTCAATGAAACCTGTGAAAGCGTTCTTAACTCAAGACCATCAAGCACATATCCAAGTGCATATGGCTGCTATGCAAGACCCGAAAATTCAGCAGTTGTTACAGGGTAATCCAGCAGCACCTCAGATTGCAGCAGCAGCGCAAGCACATATCGCTGAGCATTTAGGGTTTGAATACCGCAAACAGATTGAACAGCAGTTAGGGTTTGCATTACCACCACAAAAAGACGAGTCAGGTGAAGACATTCACATGGACCCTGAAGTGGAAGCTAAGTTGGCGCCGTTATTGGCTCAAGCAGCGCAGCAGTTGTTGCAGAACAACCAAGCGGAAGCAGCTCAGCAACAGGCTCAACAACAAGCACAAGACCCATTGGTTCAGATGCAGATGCAAGAGTTGCAGTTAAAAGCAGCAGAGCAACAACGCAAAGCACAGAAAGACCAAGCGGATATTCAGCTTAAAGCACAACAGATTCAAGTTGAACGCGAGCGTATCGCAGCACAAGAACGTACAGCAGCACAAACCAATAAGGTGAACTCGTTGAAATCTGCGGCAGAACTAACTGCTAAACGTGATGGTGACGCTGCTCGATTGAAAATTGATGGGTTAAAAACAGCAGCACAGATTACTGAGCAGAAGCGTAGCAGCAATCAGAAGATGGCGATTGATGCGTTGAAAACAGCGGCAACACTGGAAGCTCAGACAAAAAACAAACCGACAAAAGGTGAATAATGAATGCATTTGAATTGTTGATCCAACAGATTAACGAGGAAGTCGAACTAATCCAAAATGCTATCTGCCACGGGAAGGCGGATAGTTTTGACGAATATAAACGGCTCTGTGGTGAGGTACGAGGGTTACTCATCGCTAGGGAATTAACTGAAACCCTTAGAAACAAAATGGAAAACTCAGATGACTAGTAAAATACTTATTGGCTCAAACCCCAATAAACCGCAAGTGGTTGGTGCTGTTGACTTGGAGGCCACCCCTGAAGAGAAAGCAAGCCAGCTACCTAAACCATCGGGTTACCGCATCTTATGTGCTATTCCTGAAGTAGAAAAGGAATACGAAAGTGGCATCATTAAAGCTGATGTCACTATGAAGCACGAAGAAGTATTAACCACTGTTTTATTCGTAGTTGCTTTAGGTCCAGATTGCTACCCAGAAGAGAAATTCCCTAGTGGTCCTTGGTGTAAGGTAGGTGATTTTATTTTGGTTAGACCGAACTCAGGGTCTAGGTTATTGATACATGGTAGAGAGTGGCGTATAATAAATGACGACACAGTAGAAGCCGTTGTACAAGACCCTAGAGGAATAAAGCGTAAGTGAAAACATGCACCAGATGCAAAATAACCAAGCCATACACTGACTTTAGCAAACTAGTGAAGGCTAAAGATGGGCACCAATACCAATGTAAAGTTTGTAAACTAGAACAGCAAAAAAGTAACCCTAATCGTGCCAATGTGACTAAAAAGTATAGGGAGGCTAATAAAGCTGTTTGTAATGAGCGCTCAATAATATCGCAAAATAAAAAGCGAGAATACTACACGCAAAAGTCTATGGCTTGGGCAAAAGCAAATAGAGATAGAGTTAATGCAAATAGGCGAAAAAACTATAGACGTAACCCGTCAATGGAAATAGAGCGTGTTCGTAGGCGAAAAAATAGAATCAATGGTTTTAAATTGGACCCTGCTTTTCAAGCTGAAGTTGACGGGATGTATTTGTTTTGCTCAGTGTTTTATGGATTTGAAGTGGATCATGTGGTGCCACTTAATGGTGATTTGGTTTCTGGTTTGCATGTTCCACAAAATTTACAAGTGCTTACTGTATTTGATAACAGGAGCAAAGGTAATAAATATGAAATTTAATCCCCACAAAAAGGATAAACAGCATGGCTGAATACGAAGAATATAAATTCCCAGACGAACAAGATCAGAACACTGATCTTGATATTGAAATCGAGATTGAAGATGATACCCCGGAGGAAGACCGAGGCCGTCAACCCATGCCTAAAGAGATCGTTGACGATTTAGATCGTGATGAGCTTGAAGAGTATGACGAAGGGGTTAAACAGAAGCTGAAACAGCTTAAAAAGGTTTGGCATGATGAACGTAGAGCTAAAGAACAGTTGGCTAGAGAGCAAGAAGAAGCTTTAGCGGTAGCTAGACGTTTATATGAAGAGAACCAAAAACTACGTTCTGCATACAGCACCGGTGAGAAGGAATACATCTCTACCGCACAAACTAATGCGCAAATGGAAATGGACGCTGCTAGACGCGCGTACAGAGAAGCTTACGAGTCTGGTGACACTGACGGTGTGATTGCAGCACAAGAAAAGATGAATTTGGCGCAATTAAAGGTACTTCGTGCAGAAAATTTAAAGGAGACCCCTTTACAAGAACCTGAAGATATTGTACAACAGCGCCGTGAAGAACGACCTGTACAGCCTCAAGCCGTACAACCTGACCGTAAAGCGCAAGCGTGGCAAGAACGCAACAGCTGGTTTGGTAAGGATGAGGAGATGACAGCAGCGGCATTAGGCTTACACCAGAAGCTAGTAAATAGTGGCGTTGAAGTAGGTTCTGACGAATACTACAGCACATTGGACAAGACGATGCGCACAAGGTTTAGCGAGCATTTTGGGGAACCCAAGGCAAAACCACGCACAGTCGTAGCGCCGGCAACCCGTAGCACATCCTCGAATAAGATAAGACTTACTCAGAGTCAGGTCCAAATTGCCAAAAAGTTTGGTCTAACCCCTGAAGTTTACGCTAGAGAAGTTTTAAAATTGGAGAATAAATAATGGCTACTACACAAAACAGAATAACTCGCGAGCTAGAAACCAGAGCACTAACAGAGCGTCCTAAGCAGTGGATGCCACCTGAAGCGCTCCCTGAACCTGACAAAGAGGATGGTTTCGCCTATAGATGGATTCGCGTTTCAATGCTGAACAAAGATGACCCTAGCAACATTTCAAAATCGTTTCGTGAGGGTTGGGAACCAGTAAGAATTGAAGAGCAACCAAAATACACACTGTTAGCCTCTGGCGAGGGTCGATATAAAGACAACATCGAAATTGGCGGCCTATTGTTATGCAAGATCCCTAAAGAATTTATGGACCAACGTAGAGCACATTATGCTAACGCCACAGAATCTCAAGCGAATGCAGTAGACAATAGTTTTATGAGAGAAAATGATGCGCGTATGCCTCTATTTAGAGAACGCAAATCAACAACTTCTTTCGGTAAAGGTTCTTAATTTTTAGGAGTTTATAATGGCTTATCCTGTCGTTTCAGCCCCATATGGGTACAAGCCGGTAAATTTGTTAGGCGGTCAAGTATTCTCGGGTTCTACACGTAATGTGCAAATCCAGTACAACTACGCTACACCAATTTACTTTGGCGATGCAATTAAAGAAGTTAACGGCTTCGTAACTCGTGCGTCTATCGCATCTGCTACTACCGCTAACCAAACAACCGGTATTTTCTTAGGTTGTTACTACACTAGCCCGTCAACCAAACAACGGTTGTGGAGTCAGTATTATCCGGGCAACATTGCTGCCGGTGACATCACTGCGATTATCTCTGATGATCCAGACATCGTTATCAGAGCGGTTATGTGTACTTCTGCAGCAAATATTGGTTCTGTTGCTCAAGTAATGGTGGGTTCTAACGTAGGTGGTATCACCACTAACGCAGGTAGTGCCAATACCGGCGACTCAGCTAGTGCGATTTTGGTTCCAACTGCATTAAGCACTGCGACCTTACCATTCCGTGTTGTTGACATCATTCGTGATACTGCTGTGTCTTTGGGTACTGCAACTTATTCGTCTATTGCTACAGCGACTGTTACTACAAGCACTGCGTTGACTCAAGCGTTAGTTGTTGGTACTGATGTAGGTAGTTTAGATTCTGCAGGTCAAGTAATCCAAAGTGGCTCATTTGTGGCTACAGCAGCAGCTGCTGGTGCTACTACAGTTGTGCTTAATGCAGCACCAACTACAGCTTTTGCAGCTGGTTCAACATTGGTGTTCACACAGTACCCAGAAGTGCTCGTGAAGTTTAACTTCGGTTATCACGGTTACTATTCTGCTACAGCAGTTTAATTAGGAGTTGATTAATGGCAATTTCACGCGCCCAGCTATTAAAAGAGTTGTTACCGGGTCTGAACGCTTTGTTCGGTTTGGAATACGCTCGTTACGGTGAAGAACATAAAGAAATCTACGAAACAGAGACTTCTGAACGTTCTTTTGAAGAAGAAACAAAACTGTCTGGTTTCTCAGCAGCTCCTGTCAAAAATGAAGGCTCAGCTCTTCAATATGACAATGCTCAAGAAGCTTGGACTGCACGATACAACCACGAAACAATTGCTTTGGGCTTCAGCTTAACTGAAGAAGCTATCGAAGATAACTTGTATGACTCTTTGTCTGCTCGTTATACAAAAGCATTGGCTCGTGCTATGGCTTACACCAAACAGGTTAAAGCAGCTAACGTTTTAAACAACGGTTTCAGCGCAGCTGTTACTGGTGGTGACGGTGTATCTTTGTTCAGTGCTAACCACCCATTGGTGAATGGTGGCACAAATAGCAACATCCCATCTACCGCCGCTGACTTAAACGAAACTTCATTGGAAAATGCTGTGATCCAAATCGCTGCATGGACTGACGAACGTGGTTTATTGATTGCTGCTAAACCTAAGAAGTTGATCGTTCCACCAGCATTGCAATTCGTTGCAACTCGTTTGTTGGAAACTGAACTTCGTGTTGGTACAACCGACAATGACATCAACGCGTTGAAAAACAATGGTGCTGTTCCTGAAGGTTACGCTATCAACCACTTCTTGACCGACACCAACGCTTGGTTCTTAACCACGGACGTGCCAAACGGGTTGAAACATTTCGTTCGTAGCCCATTAGCTAACTCAATGGATGGGGATTTTGATACCGGTAACGTACGATATAAAGCGAGAGAAAGATATTCATTTGGCTTTTCTGACCCTCTAGCCATTTATGGATCGTCAGGTTCTTAAGTAAAATCAAACACTTAGGTGTTATAAAGCCCTCTTCGGAGGGCTTTTTTATGAGTAGTTGACATAAAGCCCGAGAATGATATACTTACCAAACAATAACTTTTACGGGATTTATATTATGGGCGTTATCTACAAAATAATTAATGTTGTTACCGATGACTTTTACGTTGGGAGCGCTGTAAATCATAAGCGCAGAAAATGGGAACATTGGACATCGCTTAAAAAACAAAAACATCATTGCGTGAAGCTACAACAAGCATGGGACGAATACGGTGAGGATGCCTTTGAGTTTGTAATCATAGAAGAAGTATCAGATGACGACCTGCTAACAGTCGAAGATACATACTTAGTCGTAAATGCAGGGCAACTACATTGCTATAACACCGCGCTGTCCACACAAATACCCTCCTCAACTCAAAGAGAGGTTAGAGAAAAAATAAGCCAATCATTAAAAACACTATACGCAAATAACCCTTCAATTCACCCTCGCATGGGAAGAAAGCATACTGAAGAAACACGCTTAAAAATCGTAGAGGCTCGAGCAGCTAGTGATAAAAACAAAGGCGAAAACCACTACCGATATGGTAAAACCGTATCAGAAGAAACACGTAAAAAGATAGGTGACACACAACGTGGAGTTAAGAAAGAACCAAGAGTGTACACACCTGAAGGATTAGAAAAAGCTCGCGAAAACATGAAGCGTAACGCAGTTAAACAAGACCCAAAACCGTTTAGTGATGTGTTAGCTAAATTTCCGCAAGAAATTAAGGACAGGTATGATTTTTCAAACGCCTTGTATACAGGTGCGTTGAATCGTATTGAAGGATGTGTATGCCAAGACCACGGTGTATTTTCACAGTATGCCGCTCAGTTTCGTAAAGGCCGTGGGTGCCCAAGTTGTGGGGCAGTAGAAAGAGGTGAAAGTAAGCGCAAGCAGATGAAAGAATTTTGGGCATCTGGCGAAGGTCATCAAGTATTTAGAAAACCTAAATAAACCTCTTGCACTTCCCAGCCATTCAGGTAATATGCGAGTCGAGTCTAGGATTAATTCTCTGCGTCGACTGACCTAGCAGGCTCGCACAAGACGGCGCGGAACAGTGCATTTGGAGATTAAAATGGCTTTCGCTTCTCACCTTGGTCCTTGGTTATTAGGTACCGTTAAAAACACCACCGGCACAACTGCTGGCACAATCCGTAACATGGGCGCTACTGTTGTAGGTCAAACAGACGCTATCACCTATGCTGATGCAGCAGGTACAAGAGCTTTCGTTCTTCCTGCCGGTTCAGTCATCACAGAGATTGACTTTATCACCACTGCAGCATTCTCATCAGCGGCTACACTCAAATTGACCATCGGTGCTACCGACATCACTACAGCAACTACTGTAACTAACTTAGGTTCAACAGCTTTGACTGTTGCAGCAACTACAGCTGCTACAGCTTTGATTGCTAACGTGGGTAGTACAGATGCTATTGTTACTTATACCGTTGCGGGTACAGCATTGACAACAGGTACCGGTGTAATCGTGATTAAGTACATGGTACGTAATTCTGACGGTTCTGCTAACCCAACAGCACAACAAGCGTAATTGATCTGGGGAGTTTCGGCTCCCCATCTTTTAACTGAGGGGATTGATTATGGCTAAGACTACTTCATTGGCTGTAGGACGTGGTGAAAAGTTACCTGTGTCTAAAGGTGCAGGATTAACTGCAAAGGGCCGCGCTAAGTACAACCGTGCGACAGGATCAAACCTAAAAGCCCCTGCTCCGCACCCAAAAACAGAAAAAGATGCTAAGCGTCGTAAATCGTTTTGTGCGCGTATGTCAGGGGTGCCGGGTCCTATGAAAGACGAGAAAGGTAGACCGACCCGTAAAGCAGCCTCACTAAAACGGTGGAACTGCAAATGAACGATTCTGTTGAGATGATTAAAGACTTAGCTGTACACGATGTAGAGATTAAGCACTTGCAGGATGACATGGACAAGATGGTCAAAGAGATGGCTGAGATCAAAAAGAGTTTAGCCCTCATACAAGCGACATTATCTGAAGCCAAAGGCGGGTGGAAAACACTTCTTATGGTTGGTGGTGCTGCTGCGACTATTGGTGGTGCTATTAGCTGGTTACTCCAACATATGGGTAAGTAAAGTGCCTAGTACTAGCAAGAAACAGCGCAATTTTATGGCTGCCGCTGCTCACAACCCTGAGTTCGCCAAGAAAGCAGGTATACCGGTCAGTGTGGCTAAAGAGTTTAATCAAGCCGATAAAGGCAAAAAATTTAATAGAGGTGGCAACGTGGCTAATTTAAAGAAACTATTCAAAGGTAAAGAGACTTATAAAGAAGAGCTGAAAGAAGGCAAAGCAATTAAGTCCGGCAAAATCACACCTGAACAATATGCGAAAGGTGAAGCGATGGAAAAGAAAATGAAGAAAGGTGGATGCACTAAAATGGCTAAAGGCGGTGTGACTCGTGCCGACGGTTGCGTGACTAAAGGTCACACTAAAGGCAAATTTGTATGATGGCATCGCGGGGTATGGGCGATATAAACCCTAGTAAAATGCCCGGCAAGAAAACCATCAAACGTAAAGACAATCCGCAAGACGTAGAGATGTACAAGAAAGGCGGAAAAGTTAAAAGGAAAACTAAATGAGACCGATTACACAATCTGTTACCGGTGTAGCAAACAGTGAAGGTATTCCAATGGACTACTACATCTCCCCATTTAACGTGGGTTTTGGTGTGGTTGTCTCTGGCACTATTACCTATTCTATTCAGCATACGTTTGATGGGACTAACTGGTTTAATCACCCGACTGTAATTTCACAGACTACTAACCAAGATGGTAACTATGCATTTCCGGTTTTACAGATCCGGTTAGCGAACTTGTCAGGTAGTGGTACTGCTACATTGACTGCTATTCAAGCAGGTCAGGTAGGCGGTTAATATGGGTGTTGGAAGCGCAAGCGTTGTAGATTACGCAAATACATATCCCGGCACAGCCTCGCATGTTAATGCTACAGGTAGCGTTGGTGACTTTGAGGTTGTGGTAAGCGGTAGCGGTGCGACTACCTTAAACTTGAACTTCCAAACCGCAACGTCTTTAGACCCCCGTATCACATTCAGCCGCACCAGTAACGCTACGCTTGTCGGTACAGATGGTTTGATTCAGTATGCTCCGCATAACTTACTGACGTATTCAGAGCAGTTTGATGATGCGGCTTGGGTGAAAACTAATACAACTGTTTCAGCAAATGTAACAACCGCTCCTGATGGAACTCTAACAGCAGATAAACTAGAACCAGCGACAACAGCAGCAACTTCCATATATCAAAGCGTAGTAATAGCAGCATCTTCTTATACCGGAAGCGTGTATGTTAAAA